TGCCGGGGTTCTTGCTGGGTGGTGCCGAGGCTGCTGCGGCTGCTGTTGACGCCCCCAGCGCTGCGGCTGCTGGGCTTATACCTGCGCAAGACGCTGCCATGGAGGCGCTGGGGACGGCTGGCTTTGCCATGGGCGCTGGCGGGGCTGCTGTTCGCCCTGCGGGCAGTGTCGGCGTGGGTGGGCGCGTTGCAAGTGCAGGCAACTTTGAAGATTATCTTCGCAGGGTCAACCCGCAAGGTCTCCGTGTGGACGCCAATGACCGCCCTAATTTAATGATGGGAGATATGTATGGGATGCTGCCGCGTAATGCTCGCAAAGTAAGCGAGCGGGAGGGTGTTTCGTTTTATCAGGCACCTGACGGCGCGGCATACGCTACTGCGTTCAATCCTGATGTCGGGGAAATGGACGTTGTTGGTTACGCCATGCCGCGTGGTGACATGACTGACCTTGCTGTTGTCGGAGAGATGCGGGGCAGGGGCATCGGCAGCGAACTTCAATACTTGATGCGGAGCCAAGACCCGTACGCCCTCACCGGCGGTCTGACGGAGGCTGGCGAAGCATCACTCCGGCGCACTTATAATAGGTTGCGGGATGAAGGCATTGTTGCCGCCAACGCCGACAAATCCACTGGGCTGCTGGCGGCTGCGGCTGCCGAAACGCCGACAGGCATTCGCGCCTATCAAGGTTCACCGCACGACTTCAATGCGGAGCGTCTTGTGCGCTATCCCGATGGTCGCACGGAATACATCGTTGGACGTCCAGACGTTTTGCCCGACGTTCCATCTGGCTCTGAGGTTTTGCAGGACTTCCCTATGGGCCGAATGAGGATGGACAAGATTGGTACCGGCGAAGGCGCGCAGGCTTATGGGCATGGGTTGTATGCTGCCGAGGCGGAAGGCGTGGCGCGTGGGTATCGGGATGCGCTGTCTGACAGGGACGCCCCTTTGGGGACTTTTGTCAAACCTTCTGGCGACACGGTAGATGTGCTTGATGCCCCAGACGGTTTTTACAGCCTGCTTGGCGAACAGCCGGACAATACCAGTTACGACCAACTTCTGAAGGCTGCACAGGACAAACTTGAGTGGGCGCAGACGCGAAAAGGTGGCCTGCGGGATGAACTGACACGAAAAGCGCAGAAGGTTCTTGATTTCGTGAAAGAGAATGATGGCGTGCGGTTTGAGAGGAACCCAGCCCGTGGTCGCATGTACGAAGTCAACATCAACGCCAACCCAGAAGACTTCCTTGATTGGGATAAGCCGCTGAGTGAGCAACCAAAGGTTGCTGAACGGCTCGGTTACTCTGACCCTGTAGTCATTGCCGCAGAGAAAGCTAGACTGCGCGGTCTGTTCTCCGCCCCCAAAGGCGACACGTTTGAAGATTTGTTTGGGCCGCTCACCGCTCAGGAAAAGGCCGCAGCAGAGCGTTTAGCGGTGATGCCTGAACCGTGGAAAGAACTTACTGGTAAAGATGGGTGGTTCCGTGCGGCCCAAAGAAGGTTTTCCGTGATGGGCGACGACGGTCGCTGGGGGCCGGGTGCAAAAACTTACGAAGAGGCTTTGCAGATGGCTGGTGGAGACATCAACAAAGTTCGCACCATGTCTGACCCTAGCGCGCCTGCGAGGGCAGAGTTTATGCGCGAAGCAGGCATCCCCGGCATCAAATACTTTGACGCCATGTCACGCAATGCTGGCGAAGGCTCCCGCAACTTCGTCGTCTTTGACGAAAACCTCATCAACATTGTGCGGAAATACGGCATCGCAGGCGCGGCTGCCGTCTTGGGCGTCTCTGTGGCGGACGTAGAGGCAGCCATGGCGCAGGGGCAGCCAGCACCAAGAACACCCGGCCTTTTGGTACAATAGGAGCCATCTCATGGACCCGACTATCAATGACTTGACCGATGAGGTCCAAGAGATCGTGAACCCTGACTACATGTCGGATGATGAGTTGCAGGGGATCGTCGCGAAGGAAATCGAGGACGCCGAGGATTTCATCGACAATGTGGTTTCGCCTGTCCGGGCGAAGGCGACGGAATATTACCGTGGCGAGCCTTTTGGCGACGAGGAAGAGGGCCGCAGCCAAGTCATCAGCATGGATGTACGGGATACTGTACAGGCCATCATGCCGTCGTTGATGCGGGTCTTTACAAGCGGCGACAAGACTGTGGAATTTGTTCCGCGCGGGCCGGAAGACGTTCCGATGGCCAAGCAGGCCACCGAATATGTGAATTACGTCTTCCAGAAGGACAATCCGGGCTTCTTGGTGCTGCACAGCGCGTTCAAGGATGCGCTGGTGCGCAAGGCTGGGATCATCAAGTTTTACTGGGACACGTCGTACAAGGTGCGTGTCACCGACATGTCTGGTCTGGATGATGCGGCCTTGGCGGCCCTGACTGCCGATCCGAACACCAGCGTGGACGTTCAGGAAAGCTACCCCGCTCCGATGCCTGAAATCCCGGCGGAAGAACTGGCCATGATGGAGGCCATGGGCATGCAGCCCCCGGAGCCGCCGCTGATGCACGACGTGCGCGTGACGCACCGTCTGCCAGAGGGCCGGGTCAAGGTGGAGGCTCTGCCGCCGGAAGAGTTCCTGATCGACCGCCGGGCGACCTCGCTGCAGGATGCTGAATTTGTTGCACACCGCCGCGTGATGACTGTCAGCGACCTTGTAGCCATGGGCTACGACTACGATGAGGTGGTTAAGCTGGCGTCCACGACCGATGAGATGGACACCAATGTGGAGCGGTACACCCGCAACCCGGCGCTGTCGCATCGCAATACGGACCGCAGTGATCCAGCGGCTCGGAAGGTGACGTATACCGAGTGCTACATCAAGGTGGATCGCGACGGCGATGGGATCGCCGAACTGCGTCGTGTTTGTGTGGCTGGTACTGGCAACGATCTTCTGGACGACCAGCCCTGCGATGCCCTGCCGTTTGCCACCTTCTGCCCTGATCCAGAGCCGCATGATTTCTTTGGCATGTCGATTGCCGACATCGTCATGGACATCCAGCGCATCAAGTCTGTGGTGATGCGGAATACTTTGGACAGCTTGGCCATGTCCATTCATCCTCGCGTTGCTGTGACTGAGGGGCAGGTCAATCTGGAAGACGTGATGAACACCGAGACGGGTGCAATTATCCGCCAGCGTTCACCGGGTCAGGTCCAGCCGCTGTCAATGCCGTTTGTCGGCAAGGAAGCCTTCCCTGTCTTGGCCTACATGGATGACATCCGGCAGACGCGGACTGGCATCAGCAAGGCCGCTGCGGGCCTCGACGCTGATGCGTTGCAGTCCTCGACGGTTCAGGCTGTTGCGGCGACTGTGAATGCCGCACAGCAGCACATCGAGATGATCGCGCGCATCTTCGCCGAGACAGGCATGAAGACGCTGTTTCAGGGCATCTTGCGGCTGATCGTGCAGAACCAAGATATGCAGCGGATGGTGCGTCTAACCAATGAGTTCGTGCCGATTGATCCGCGCGGCTGGGATGCGTCCATGGACTGCATTGCGACTGTCGCGCTGGGCCGTGGCTCTGACAGCGAACGCCTGATGATGCTGCGCCAGATTGGCGAGATGCAGAAAGAGGCTATGGGTACATTTGGCTTGGTCAATCCGCTGACTGACTTGGACAAGCTGTACAACACATTGACCGAGATGACCGCCTTGGCTGGCTTCAAGGACACGTCGCGTTTCTGGTCTGACCCGGCGAATTTCCAGCCGCCCCCGCCGCAGCCGCCGCAGCCTGATGTGAATGAACAGCTTGTTCAGGCGCAGATCATGCAAATTCAGGCCGACGTGCAGACCAAGCGTGAAGAGATGGCCCGTAAGCGCGAAGAGAGTATGCGGGAAGAGGAACTGAAGCGCGACCAGATGGAGATCGACATCTACATGAAGGCCGCTGAATTGGAGGCCAAGTACGGCGCGCAACTTAGTGCCGAACAGGTCAAGAAAAGCACGGCTATTGCGCGTGAAGTAATGAAGGCGCAGGCCGAAATGGTGAAGGATGCAGTTCGTGGCGAAGAAAACCAAGCAGCAAATCCTGTCGGACGCCCGTGAAGCCAAGCGGCTTCTGGATGACCCGGACCTGCAGCGTTTTTTAGACGAAATGCAGCAACAGATTTTCGACGATTTCCGCGCTGCTGGGCTTGGAGATACTGGCAGGCTTGCCAGTGTCCAAGCCCGGCAGCACGGGCTGGACGCAGTGCGGCAGCGGCTGGTTGGTTACGTCGAAGACGGCATAGTTGCCGAAAAGACCGCAAGGTGATAAAAATGAGGTAGTAGCTATGGCAGACAACGCTCCGGGCGACCTGCGTTCAGCAACTGAAGCAGTCAAAGCGATGATGGCCCCCCTTGAGGACACGGCGTCAAGCGATGATGCGCCGGTCGATGAGACCGATGGTGATTATGAGGCGGAAGCCGCATATGAACCGACCGACGAAGGCGACTATTCGGAAAGCGAAGAGGTCGAGCAACCCGATGGGACTTACACCGTCAAGGTGGATGGTCAGGAAATCGAGGTCACGCTTGATGAATTGCTGAATGGGTATTCCCGGCAATCGGACTACACCCGCAAGTCTCAGCAGTTGGCTGAACAGCGTAAGGCGCTGGAAGCTATGGAAGCTGAAATGGCGGCAGAACGTGACCAGTATGCAACTCTGTTGCCAGCTATGCGGCAACAACTGCAGCAACAGGTCGAAGCGGAACCCGACTGGGACAGTCTGTACGAACAGAACCCCATCGAAGCGACTAAGCTGGAGCGCCAGTGGCGTAAGGCGAAGGAGCAGCGCATTGCCCAAATTCAGGCGGTCGAAGCTGAACAGCAGCGCATGCTGCAAATTCAGCACAGACAGATGGCCGATCAGCAGCAGAAAGTCCTGCAGTCTGAACAGAGCCGGTTGCCTGAATTGATCCCTGAATGGCGCAACGCTGACGTTGCGAAGAGGGAAGCGAAGGAAATTCGCGACTTTCTTTTGGCCAAGGGGTTTGACGCGAATGACGTGGACAGCATCAAGCATGCTGGCGTCGTCGCAATGGCACGCAATGCCATGCTTTTTGAACGTGGAAAGGCCAAGATTTCGCAAGCCAAGGGCGAGCGGACGACCGGCCCCAAGCCGATGAAAGCAGGTTCCAAGGGGACACAGCCCCGCAGACGTTCTGATGTAGAGAGGGCGCAACAACGCCTGAAGCAAACTGGCCGGGTCCAAGACGCGGCCTCTGTCATCAAATCTCTGCTATAGGAGCAATCGTCATGGCTATCGTGACAAATACCTTCACCACCTTCGACGCGAAGGGCATTCGTGAAGAGCTGGCAAACACCATTGCCAACATCTCGCCGGAAGAAACCCCGTTCCAGTCGAACGTGGGTTCCGAGTCTGTTTCGAACACCTTCTTCGAGTGGCAGACCGACTCGCTGGCGGCAACCTCGACCACCGCTGTCATCAACGGTGACGACGTTTCGTCGTTCGACGCGACATCGGCGACCACCCGTCTGGGCAACTACACCCACATCCGTCGTCGCACCTACGTCATTGCAGACAACCTTGCCGCTGTGGACAAGGCTGGCCGCGCTGACGAAGTCGCGTATCAGGTTGCCAAGCGTGGCAAGGAACTGAAGCGCGACGTGGAAGCTGTCCTGCTGGACAATAATGCCCGCGCTGCAGGTAACTCCTCGACCGCACCTGAAACTGCAGGTATCGGCGCGTGGATTGCCACCAACGACAGCGTTGGCACTGGCGGTGCAGCACCGACCGGCGACGGCACTGACGCCCGTACTGACGGGACTCAGAGGGCCTTCAGCGAGGCAATGTTGAAAGACGTGATGCAGCAGGCATGGACATCGGGTGGCAACCCGTCCGTCCTGATGGTTGGCGCGTTCAACAAGCAGGCAGTGTCGGCATTCGCTGGCATCGCAGCGCAGCGTTACATGGCACCGTCCGACTCGCCGACCACCATTGTTGGCGCGGCTGACGTTTACATGAGCGATTTCGGTACACTTACGGTTGTGCCGAACCGCTTCCAGCGTGCGCGTGACGCTCTGGTCCTCGACCCTGAATATGCATCGGTCTGCTACCTGCGTCCGATCCAGCAGGTCGAACTGGCCAAGACCGGTGACGCCGAGAAGGGCATGATGATCTGCGAATTCGGTCTGAAGATTTCGCAGGAAGCAGCCCACGGCATCGTGGCCGACCTGACCACGTCGTAATGACTAAGCGGGGCGGGCTGCGGCTCGCCCCGCTGACCATTCGGAGATGATATGCAGAAACGTGTATTTGATACTGACCCCGCGACAGGCATCACCAGATACTGGCATGTGAAGGACAATGGCGAATACGTCATTGAAACTGTCCAGAACATAGATGTCGATCAGAGCAACCGCCGCCAGCGTGTCGAAACAGACAAGCGTACCAAGTGGGGGGACATGAACAGGGTCGCATCAATTCCGCTTTCGGTGTATTATGACTTGAAGCGGCGCGGCATTGCTGATGATCCAGCGGCGCTGAAGAAATGGTTGAATAACTCGGACAACCGAGTGTTCCGCACCCGCGAAGGCCAACTGTAAAGGACCGATGTAATGGCTATTACAAACTACGGGACGCTGAAGGCAGCACTAGCAGATTGGCTTAACCGCGCCGATCTTGACCAGCAAATCCCTGATTTCATCACTTTGGCAGAAAGCACGCTGAACGACGTTCTGCGCGCATCGCACATGGCAGAGAGTTCGACGGTCACCACGACAACGTCGTCCGTTTCTCTGCCCGCTGATGCGCTGGAACTGATCTACGCCCAAGTGGATGGCGCTGATAGTTCGCCGCTGGAGCAAGTGACGCCGCAGCAGCTTATCACGCTGCGCCGTGCGCGCCTGCGCACTGCCGGTACGCCCAAGTTCTTCGCGATCATCGGTCGCAAGATGCAGCTTGCACCGGCACCTTCTGCCAGCACCACCTTCGCTTTGGACTACTATGCGAAGATACCGGCCCTGTCGTCCGGTGGCGACGGCACGCAGTCTGGTGACAGCGCTGTGAACTGGCTGATCCAGCAGGCACCGCACATCTACCTGTACACCTCGCTGATGCACGCATCGCCGTTCCTGATGGATGACGCGCGGTCGCAGGCGATGCAGAGCGCAGTGGCCATGCAGGTCCAGCAGGCGGTCCGGTCGTCTCAGACGCTGTCGTTTGATGACCTGAAAGCGGCGGGCTTCTCGCTGTCTGCCCCGGCAGACAATCAGTCCAAGTCGGCGGAAACGCCTGATGGTGTCATCGGCTAATGTCGATCACGACGTATACCGAGTTGCAGCGGGCGATTGAGAATTGGCTCAATACGCCCGCTGTGGCGCAGGACATTCCGTCCTTCATTGACTTGGCAGAGGCCAAGTTCAACCGCCGCATTCGCGACTATCGCATGGTCAAGCGTGCGACCGCGACTGTGGACACTGGGTATTTCGTCGTGCCGACTGACTGGCTGGAAAACATCCGCTTTCAGCTTAACACCACGCCGATCACCACGCTGGAATATGTGACGCCCGACCAAGCGGCAGAAGAAAGGGTCATCTTTTCTTCGACCGGGCGTCCCAAGTTTTTCACCATGATTGGCAGCCAGTTTCAGGTGGTCCCTGCGCCTGACAGCAATACTTACACTGGCGAACTGACATATTACAGCAGCATCCCCGCCCTGACGGACGAAACCACCAGCAACTGGCTGCTGGCGGCTGCCCCTGATGTGTACCTGTACGGTGCGTTGATGGAGGCTGCGCCGTATCTTGGCGAGGACAACCGCACCCAAGTATGGGGTATGATGCTGGAACAGGCACTGAACGCCATACAGATTGAAAGTGACCGCGCCCGCATCGGATCGTCTTCCATCCGCATGCGCGCCAAGCCTATGGCCTGAAGGGGGATGACATGGCGCACGTTGAAAGCTGGCACCTGAATAAGTCGGTCCCCGTGACGCTTATTATTGGATTGGTAGTTCAGGCCGGTGGTGTCGTCTGGATGTTCAGTCAGATGTCGTCTGACATCGACAACAATTCGGCCCGACTGACTAAAGTCGAAACGCAGGTAGAAGAAATTCAGGATACCGCTCAAGCACAGGCGGTGCAGCTTGGCCGGATCGAAACGCGCCTGGACGCGCTGATGGATCAGTCCGACCGCATCCTCCGCGCGCTAGAGGCTAAGTGATGAGACCTGTTGACGAAATCATTGTACACTGCACGGCCACGCGACCGGAATGGATGGCCAGCAAGCCGACCGCCGCCAAGGTTGCCGAAATTGACGCATGGCATCGGCAGCGCGGCTGGTCCCAAGTGGGATACCATTACCTTATCGACAGGGACGGCACCGTGGCCGCAGGACGCCCGGTCGAAAAGATCGGCGCGCATGTGAAGGGCCACAATAAAGGCACGATTGGCGTCAGCCTGATAGGCGGTCACGGCAGCGCGGAGACGGACGACTTTGCGGATCACTACACGCCAGAACAGGATGCCGCGCTGCGCAAGCTGCTGTCGTCCCTCAAGGCAGCGCACGGCATCACCAAGGTCAGCGCGCATCACGACTACGCGGCCAAGGCTTGCCCCGGTTTTGATCTGAAGCGCTGGCTGGGCGAAACACCTGCCAAGCCTGCCCGCACATCAGCCGTACAGTCCACCACAGTGCAGGCATCGGCAGTGCAGATCGCCAGCGGCGCTGGCGGCGCTGTAGCGGCTGTAGGGGCGCTGGATGGGGCTGCACAGCTTGTCGCGATTGGCGGGTGCGCGCTGGTCGTCCTGCTGGCTCTCTGGATCATGCGTGAGCGGCTGAAGGCTTGGGCAGATGGTCGGCGCTAGACTGCAACTGTACGCCCTTCTGGCACTGGCCTTCGCGGCTGGCGTTCTGGGCATCTACATGGCCGGTGTGCAGCGCGGGATCGCCCGTCAGCAGGCAAGGATAGATGCGCGCCGAATTGACAACTACAGGACCGCCAAAGAGGTCGCCGATGAAATCGAATCGCTGGATGATCCTTACCTTGTTGATCGCGCCAATCAGTGGCTGCGGCATGACGACCAATAGCTACTGCGACATCACCTCGCCCATGCTGTTTGACAGCCAGAAAACCGTGGACTGGCTACTACGAAACGACCGCGCGCTGCTTGTCGATATAATCGTCCACAATGAACAAAACACGCGCATCTGTCATTAACGTCGCGGGCGTGGTAATATGCCCAAGCAATCATAGGAGGCCATCATGGCAACACTTGCAGATCGGGTCTTTGACAATGGCCTGACCGTCCTCGACACCGAGGCAAACCGCATCGACATCTGTTCGCAGGAGCCGACCACTTACGCCGCCGCAACCAGCACTTACACGCTGGGCAACAGCACCTCGCTGTCCATTGGCGCGCCGCAGGACCGCTCTGGCGGTGGCCGCGAGGTCGTCGTTGCTGCGATCACTGACGGCTCAGTGACTGGCACCGGCACCGCCACGCACTACGCTATCGTGGACACCAGCAACAGCCGCCTGCTTGCCACCGGGTCGTTGACGGCTTCGCAGTCTGTCACTTCTGGCAACACTTTCACGCTGTCGTCGGTCGCCATCGGCATTCCTGACCCGGCCTGATAGGCTGACCTAAAACAACGACAACAGCACAGGTGAAGCATGACCAAACTCGTCAACCGCGCAAAGATGACCACGGCCAGCACTGGCACGGGAAGCCCAATCACGCTTGGGTCAGCGGTTGACGGGTATCAGACCTTCGCTGACGCAGGCGTGGCTGACGGGGATGTCGTGCGCTACGTCATCGAGGATGGCACGGCGTGGGAAATCGGCCTTGGCACTTACACTGCCTCTGGGACGACACTGACCCGTGGCAGTATTGAAAGTTCTAACGCTGATAATGCTCTGAACCTGACGGGCAATGCTGTTGTCTATGTGTCGGCTGCGGCTGCTGACCTGCAAGAGTTGGTGGACTTCGCTGACAACTTCGTGCTGCCCACTGCGGATGGTTCTACAGGCCAAGTCCTGCAAACCAATGGCGCTGGCACTCTGTCCTTCACCACGATCAGCGGCTACACCGATGCTGACGTTGACACTCACCTGAACACTGGCACGGCTTCGTCTGGCGAGGTTCTGTCGTGGACTGGCAGCGACTATGATTGGATCACGGCTGGTGGTGCATTCACTGCTGATGGGTCTAACAATCTTTATGCGATTTCCACACTAGCCAACCTGACAACTGGGACAGACAATTTTGCGGCAGGCCAAAACGCAGGGAACGCATTAACATCTTCTATAGGCAGCGTAGCTATCGGCCCCGAGGCAGGAAAATCAGCCAACAGTGATGCGGTCATTGCCATCGGTCAAAATTCTGCAACTCTGGCTACGGGACAAGATACGACTGCGGTTGGACGTTATTCGGCGGCAGCAGTAACAACGGGGACTGGTAGTACTGCATTTGGTGCGCTTACGTTGCGAAATGCGACAGGCTCTGGAAATACTGCCGTTGGGAAGTGGGCGGGGAGATACATTGGTTCTGGCCCGAACAACACGGCAGTTGGCAATCAGGCACTCTACGGAAGTTCAGTTTCTAAATTAACCGGAGAAGGCAACGTCGGCATCGGGCTTGAAACGGGCTACGATCTCAGCACGGGAGGCTACAACTTCCTCGGAGGCTACCTCGCAGGCACCAACCTAACCACAGGCTCCAACAACGTAGCCATCGGTAATGGTGCCTTGGATGCTGCTACTACTGGTGGTCGGAACATCGCCATTGGTCAAGATGCTATGGGTCTTGGGGTGGCTACTGCTGCTTCTGGTGACAACGTAGCGATTGGGTATCAGGCAGGGTATGACCTGACGAGTGGCACTGATAACGTATTTATTGGAGCGTCGGCAGCGTCCAACCATACGAGTGCTTCTGGCAATATCTCAATCGGCAACGGTTCTATGCTTAATTGGACTGGTGGCTCAAGTAATACTGTTATAGGAGATTTGGCGGCTGGCTTGGGTTCAAACTCTACGGGAGAAACCAACACTATCGTAGGTGCCGCCGCTGGCTACGATCTTGCTAACGGTTCTGAAAATACTTTTGTTGGTCAAGGCAGCGGCTTTAATGTCACCTCTGGCGGCCAGAACGTTCATATCGGTCGGATTTCTGGGAATACAACTACCACTGGGTCAAATACCATTTGCGTTGGGTATGACGCCGAAGCATCCTCCGCCACAGTCTCCAACGAGATCACGCTGGGGAATAGCAGTATTACCCGCTTCCGTATTCCGGGTGCAGGTATCGACAACACCTCTGCTGCCCTGTCAGGCACCACCCCATCGGTGGACGTGGGCGCACGGGACACCTACACGCTGACGACATCTGGCAACACGACATTTACCTTCACGGGTGTTCCCTCATCTGGTCAGGTCGGCACATTCAGCCTCATCATCACGGCTGGTGGCACTCACACGCTGACATGGCCTGCCTCGGTTGACTGGGCTGGCGGCACGGCACCGGACGCCCCTGCAAGCGGTGAGACTGATATCTACACATTTATGACAGTGAACGGAGGCACGACTTGGTATGGCTTCCTCGCTGGGGATGCGATGGCATGATAACGTCTGCACAGAAACTGTTGATGGCGAGGGCTGGGGTTTCCGTTAGCAACACAATCTCTTTTGTTGCAAGCACTGGACGCTCAAACATTACACCGACAAGCAGCCTTGCCTTACCTGAGGGGATTGAGGTGGGAGACATAGTTATTGCAGCTTCTATGCAGGATTCTGGGACACCCTTTGTCCCCACGGGTTATACTCTCGGTCAAGTTGGTAGCACCTCTAGTGTTGGATATATGTGGGCGTATAAAACAATGGCTGATCCTGTTGATACGGAAATAGTAGGGCTAAAAGACGACACATATACAACTCACATGGCAATGGTTTTTAGGGGATCAAGTTCTTCACCTTCTGTTTCAACTCCACCTGCAATAAACGTAGTTGCAAACGGAATGCCAAATCCGCCTTCAGTCGCTGCTGGAAACGGAAATATGGTAGTTGCATTGGGGTTTCTAGACGATACAAGCGCCCCAGCCCAAGAGGATTTTTTGCCGCCTACAGGCTATACGTTTGGCGCAGCATCTTCTGGAGTGGCTTGCTCAGTGATGGGTGCATATCTAGCGATTACCGCTTCTGACACATACGATCCAGATGCTTTCTCTGGGATAGTGACATCAGAGCCATCTGTAGGCGCAACCTTTGTGCTAAGCTAGGGAGACCACATAAATGCACCTGAAACTCACAAACGGCATCCCAGCCAAATACACACTGGGACAACTGCGCCGTGATAATCCGCAGACCAGCTTCCCCAAATTGATCCCTGACGATCTTCTGGCAAGCTATGACGTGTATCCCTACACTCGGCCTGCGCCAGCGGAATACGACAGCTTAGCATGGCGTCTGGTTGACGATGCCTTTGTGCAGGATGCGGAAGGTCATTGGTCGCTACCTTACAAACTTGAGGCTCTACCTCTTGAGGATGCCCAGCGCAACATCCGCTCCCGCCGTGACAGCCTGCTGAAAGAAACTGATTGGGTCGTCATTATGCACACCGAGAAGGGAACGAACATCCCCGCAGCTTGGGAACTGTATCGTCAGGCCCTTCGTGATATAACTACACAAACTGGCTTCCCGTATGAAGTCACTTGGCCCACCAAACCTTGAGGTGACACATGGAAGATCAACTGACACCTGAGCGCATCGCCAAGCACTACTCGGCCTGCCTTGACAGCGTGTGGGTCATCAATGATGCAATCGCTAACCCTGACAAATACACGGGCGACGACACCGTGATCCAGCGGAATGTTCAGCACCTTGAGGGTATGCGCCGTGCTGACTTCTGGACTGACGAGGATATGACCCCGATTGATGAGGCTATTGCGGCAGGCAACGCTGCACTGGCGGTCTAATCCATGCTCGGCTTCGCCCCACTAGCTTCTGCGCCCCTCGCGGATGACGGGGCGGTTGTCGTCTACGAACTGGTCGGCAATAACATTACTGCGGGCAATCCTGTCGTTGGGTCGCCTGCGATTGCCCAAGAGCATGATCTTGCACTGACGGCTATCACGACAGGTCAGCCTACGGTCGGCGCGTCTGACATTGCTCAGGACCACGATCTAACGCTTACGGCCATCACTACGGGCCAACCTGTCGTTGGTGAAGCTACAGCCATTGAGGCAACTGGTCTCACTGCCGATCCGATTACAACTGGTCAGCCTGTTGTCGGTGCCTCTGCGATTGAGCAGGAACATTCTTTCTCGGGAAATGGCATCACGACTGGTCAACCGACTGTTGGCGCTTCCGATGCTGTCATCACGGTCAACTTCGCTGGTGACAACATCACGACTGGTCAACCGACTATTGGCGCTGCTGATGCTGAAATCACAAGCGTCTTGGCTGGTGACGACATTACAACTGGTGCTCCCACTGTTGGTGCTGCTGACGCAGAGATCACAAGCGTTCCGTCTGGTAACGACATTACCACTGGTCAGCCCACTGTTCCCGGCATTACGATGTCGGAGGAGGAGACGTTCAACGCTGATCCGATTGCTGCAGGCACCCCGACCGTGGGCAGCCCCAGCATCGTGCAGGATCACGGCCTGACCGCCACGGCGATCACGGCAGCGGCACCGTCTGTGGGCGCTTCTACGGCCTCTCAGACGCACGTCTTCACCCTGACTGGCATCACCACAGCCGAGCCTGCTGTGGCGGCCTCCACGGTGGGTCTCATATACATCCTTGCGGGCGCGCAGATTGTTGCTGGCACGCCCACTGTGGCGGCCCCGACGATGGCTGTTATCCACGTCCTGGCACCTCGCGCGGTCACCGCAGGCCGCCCGACGCTGGGTGCAGCGCAGGCGCAGCAAGTCCACAACCTGCTTGGCGACAGCATCACCACAGGTGCGCCGGATGTTGGCACCACAGGGCCGACGTGGATCGAACAAGCCGCCACAGGAGAAATCTGGACGCCTGCTGCGGAAAACTCGGAAACATGGACAGAAGCGGCGTAAAATGGCATTGTAGGCCAAGCATTCGAGGATGAGACATGGCTACTTTTTCGTACACTGCCCCGACCGTTGGCGGGTCTGAGGACACTTGGGGCAACACCCTCAACACAAACTGGTCGAACCTGTCCACGTTCCTTGGATCGCTGGACAGCACAGAACTGGCTGTCTTGGATGGCATTACAGCGACCACCGCTGAATTGAACCTGCTGGATGGTTCCGCTGCCGCTACTGTGGTGAACTCCAGAGCCGTTATTTACGGTGCTTCCGGCGACGTTGCCGTCACCACTGTGGACTTTGGCAACTGGACTGTCACAGAAAGCGCGGGGGTCTTGTACTTTGCCACTGGCGGCGTGAATAAAATGAAACTAGACGCGAGCGGTAATCTCACAGTTGTTGGCGACATCACGGCGTTTGGCACAGTCTGAGGTAGCACGGGATGACAATAACCTCCCTTGACGCACTGCCCGCATCTGGCCCGATTTCTTTTAGCGAGATGCGGACCTTTTATGACGCGACTGGCGCAGTCAGCTTGAACGCCACGTTCAACGGAGAGACCGGGCCGGTTCCAGACACCCTGCCAGCAGCAGGCGTCTCCACTTCAATGTCGGCGTACTTTTCTGCCGCCCGTATTTTGCGCAAGCAAAGCACGACAGAAATTGTTACCTCCAGCGGTCAGTGGACGCCAAGATCAAATAG